CAAAAATATCTTTTGCTTCTCCACCAGGTGAGGGATCTACAATTACAATAAAATATTATAAAGGTAAATCAAATGTTTTTATTGATAGTTCAGGTAACCCAAGACAAGTCTCTACGGAAGATTTTGAATATACGGGAGAGTCTTTGACGTTCACAACAACAAATACGATTGATAGTGTGGTTAGTTTTGACCTAAATGGTTTGACACAATTAGAAGGTGAAGCATTTGAAATTTCAGGTAGAACTACTCTAACCTTATTAGGTACACCACGTGTTGGTACTATTGTAGGTGTAACTTATCTCCACTAATTACTCCCCGTAAAGGTCGTCTTTTTTAACCTTACAATGTTGATCTATCCACTTTTCAACAACTCTGTACATTTTAAATCCGTTGACATCACAATATTTTTTTAACTTATTATGATGTTCTTCCCCTATTTTAAGGTTTTTACTGTTTTTATTCCCCATAAAGATAAATATAGATAAAAAAGGATCCTTAAATATACCCAAATAGAAAACTGTCGGTCTCTTTACTAAAATTCAGGATATTTATAATAAACAATAAAAATATTTAACTAAAGTAATCAATGGCAAATTCAAACAGAGTATTCGTTTCTCCAGGTGTTTATACATCAGAGAAAGATTTAACGTTCGTAGCTCAAAGTGTGGGGGTAACTACATTGGGATTGGCGGGAGAGACTATACAAGGTCCAGCGTTCGAACCAATACTAATAAGAAATTTTGACGAATTCAAAACATATTTCGGACCAACTTCTCCGACTAAATATTCGGATGGAAATCCAAAATATGAGTTAGGGTATGTTGCGAAATCGTATTTACAAGAATCAAATCAACTTTTCGTAACGAGAGTATTAGGATTAACAGGGTACAAACCAGGTCAATCTGTATCGATAAAAACATTAGGGGGTATAACAGTAGATACTGATGACTTAACTAATAGTACATCTGAAACACTTACAGGAGCAACTAACATCATTCAAACATCTTCATTTATTTCAGATCTTACTGGTAAGACAGCAACTGACGGTTCAACAGTACAGGCGTTTATTGAAAGTATTACGGTTTCTACTGGTTCCACTAAGTGGTTCACTATTGGACATGTTGAATCTTCGGACACTGCAGGATTATTAACTGCGGATCAAGTTACAGGTCCTATTGGAAGTAACTCAACCACTAATTGGTATAACGTATTCTTTAAAGAAAGTTTAGGTGTTATCGATGGTGTTTATGGATATCTTTTTGTCTATGACACAGTAAGTAATGGATGGAAAATTACACAGTATGAATATGCTGCAGTTGAAAACGAATATGGTGGTCAAGTAGTGGCATGTTTAAGATCAAGAGGTTCATATGCTGGACAGACACTTAATTTAGAAGTTACTGCATCTGCAAACATATTGGCGTCAGGTTCAGAAATTTCAAGTAACCCATTAGGTGAGTTCACGTTAGATGTGACAGGTTTAACGAGTGGTGTAAAAACATTTACATTGAGTTTAGATCAATCATCTAAGAAATATGTGACTAAAGTTTTAGGTACTACGGTATTTGGAAAAGATAAAAAAGACATTCCTGTTTATGTACATGAGGTTTATTCTAAAACATTAAAAACTCTAAATGAAAAAGGGTTAGTAAGAGGTTTAAAGATATCACAATTAACATACACAACAGAAGGTAATAGTTTTGTGGGTCAGTGGGAAACACCGGCATCACCAGTTGTTGTATCTGAAGTACGAGGTGGAACAGTTAATGATTTATTTAACTTCATTAGTATTTCTGATGGTAACGCGGCTAACACACAAGTTAAAATTACATTCCAAAACATTGACCTTGAAACAGGGGACTTTGATATTGTAATTAGAGACTTCAACGATAAAGACGATAATTTAAATGTACTTGAGAAATTCACAAGATGTACTATGAATCCTGAATTACCAGGTTATGTAGCGAGAAAAATTGGAACTTCAGATGGTGAATATGAATTGAGGTCTAAATTCGTAATGTTAAACTTATCGGTAAACCCACCTGTAGATGCAGTACCAGCGGGATTTAAGGGATATACTTCTCATTCTCAAGGTAATACAATTCAAGGTAGTATACTTTATAAAACAGATTACAATGTAGCGGGTACCGTAACAGGTTATACTGCTAACGGTGAGAGTAAAATCTCGAACGGAGATAAAATAAGAAAAGTTTCTCTTGGTATATCGTCACAGATTGGTTTCGATAGTGATATCTTAGAATATAAAGGTAACACAACCTCTAATGTAACTTACGGTTTTCACTTATCAACAAATGCATCGACCATTACGGGAGATACTACGTACAAAACTACATCATATGATTTAGAAGGTACTAATAAAGGTTTATTGGAAACTAAACAATATAGAAAATTCACATTAGCAATGGGTGGTGGATTTGATGGTTGGGATATCTACAGAGGTACGAGAACTAATAGTGATGGTTACATCTACGGTAAAAATACATATGTAAGTGGTGACACGAACAATAGTGGTGTATTTAGTACTGATATTGGAAATTCTGATTACTACGCTTACTTACAAGCAATTGAAACATTCTCTAATCCTGAGTCGGTTGATATTAACATATTTGCAACACCAGGTATTGACTTTTTGAACCACAGTTCATTGGTTAACAACACAATAGAGATGATTGAAGGTGATAGAGCAGATTCACTTTATATTATGAACCCACCTAACACAGATACGGTTGATGAAATTATTGATCAATTGGACACTGTAGAAATGGACACTAACTATTCAGCCACTTACTGGCCTTGGATTCAAGTACGTGACACTGATAATGCAACACAGATATACTTACCACCAACAGGTGAGGTTCTAAAGAATATTGCACTAACAGATAATGTATCTTACCCATGGTTCGCAGTAGCGGGTTACTCAAGAGGTTTAGTAAACGCGATTAAAGCGAAGAAAAAACTTACTTTAGAGAATAGAGATGACTTATATAAAGCAAGAATTAATCCAATTGCAACATTCTCAGACACAGGTACTATTATTTGGGGTAACAAAACTCTACAGGTTAGAGAATCCGCACTTGATAGAATCAACGTAAGAAGATTATTGTTAAGAGCAAGAAAATTAATTTCAGCAGTTGCGGTTAGATTGTTATTTGAACAAAATGACGAACAAGTAAGAAATGAGTTCTTAAGATTGGTTAATCCTATTTTGGAGTCGATTAAAAAAGAAAGAGGACTTTATGAATTCCGTGTGGTTGTATCAAATGATCCAGAAGATATTGATGCTAACACGCTTAGAGGTAAGATTTATATCAAACCAACAAGAGCACTTGAATTTATAGATGTTGAATTCTTAATAACTCCAACAGGAGCATCATTTGAGAATATATAATAAAAAAAAAGAAGGGGAGATACATTGTAGTATTTCCCCCTCTAAGTAAAAATTGAGATGACACCCAGTATAATGCCAGTGTAATGCAAGTAATAATTGATATTTAAATAATAATTATATATATTATATAATTAACTTATAAATCTTTTAAAGTTTGCTACCAGTATTACTGGGTAAATAAAAAATACGTAATAAAATTGACAAAGTCAACTTAATTGATAATAAATTTTAAAATATTTCACTAACAGAGATATTTATAATAAAGAATAACTAAAAGAAAACAAATATAAAGACATGGCAGATTTATTAATGAAAATGCCGGTTCCCTACGAACCGAAAAGAGTTAACCGATTTATCGTTAGATTTCCATCATCATTGGGAATCAATGAATGGTATGTAACGTCGGCGGCAAGACCGAGTGCTAAAATAAACTCGGTGGAAATACCATTTTTAAATACCTCAACTTATGTTGCTGGTAGATTTACGTGGGATACCCTAAGAGTTAAATTTAAAGATCCAATCGGACCATCAGCGTCACAAGCGTTAATGGAATGGTTTAGATTACACGCAGAATCTGTAACAGGTAGAATGGGTTACGCTGCAGGGTATAAAAAAGATATTGAATTAGAAATGTTAGACCCAACTGGTGTTGTGGTTGAGAAATGGATTCTTCAAGGTACGTTCATGCAAGATTTGAACTTTGGTGAATTAGATTACAACAATGATGCACTTGCAACAATTGATTGTACATTGAGAATGGATAGATGTATCCAAGTTTACTAATAAAATAATCTGTCAAATATATTAAGGGGACCAACTATGGTCCCTTTTTTTTTTGTTTAAACTTTACTTTAGTGTATTTATTCGTTACTATTAAATAATATGGAAGATAAACGTGAATATGTCATAGACCCAAACATCAGTTATGATGTTGTTGAGTTGCCGAGTCGAGGTATTATGTACCCTAATCGAACAAAATCCGTCAAAGTTGCTTATTTAACTGCGGCAGATGAAAATATCCTGTCTTCACCAAATTTAATTCAAAGTGGGGAAGTGATTAATGAGTTACTTAAAAGAAAAGTTCTTACTAAAGAAGTTGCAATTGGAGATATGGTTGAAGAAGATAGACAAGCAATTCTTATCTTTCTACGTAATACCGCATTCGGACCTGAGATTGGAATGAGATTAATTGATCCAAAAACAGAAGAAGAATTTGAAACGGTAATTGATTTATCAGAACTAACATACAAAGAATTCAACTTAGTTGAAGATGAGAACGGACAATACCCATATTTCTTAGAAAAAAGTAAGGTTGATATTACATTTAATTTCTTAACACCTAATGATGAGAAAGAATTAAATGAAATCACCAATAGTTGGAATGGTCTTGGTACCGCACCAATCGTCACAAAGAGATTAGAGAAGATGATTAAATCGGTAAAAGGAAATAAAGACCCTATGAATATTAGGAATTTTATTGAAACAATGCCAATTGCAGATTCACAACAATTTAGACGATACGTAAGAGATAATAAACCTGGGGTGGATTTGTCCCGAACAATTTACGCCCCATCAGGAGAAGAAGTTACGTTCAACGTAAACTTCGGGGTGGAGTTTTTTCGTCCTTTCTACGGATTATAGGAGTAATAGGCTTACGGAGATCACATTCTTAGTTCAAAACGGTTTTACACACACAGATATTCTTGATATGCCGGTTTTTGAACGAAAGTACTACATTGAAAAAATCTTAGAGCTCAAAAACCCACAGTCTTAATATTTATCAATATGGCGGTAAATTCAAAAAAGATACAAGATATAGTAGATGACTGGGCTTCTAAACAAAACCCAGCACCTACTCAACAACAAATCACCGCAAAGACGATTGCGGTCACCAAACAACAAGCAGATTTAGAAGAAAGTAATGGAAATGGGAGTAAAGATGATGGTATGATTGCTAAAGCAATCAAAGCATCTGCGGATACTGACCAATACGCGTCTGTTAATAGTAACACATCAATCGAGAAGTTTGCCGAATTATATACTCAGGCAAAAAAAGAAGGGGATAACCCTATAGAAAAGTTCTTTTCGGGATTACAAGGTGTGGCGTCAAATCAAACTGAAACATACGCCAAAGAACAGGTATATATGTTACGTCAGATAAACCAAGAAATGGGTTTAACTGGTCAATTTTCAAAAGATTTTAGAGATTCATTAAATGATACAATTCCTGAATTACAGAAATTGGGTCTTGGTGTGAGTGATGTTGTCGAGTCAACTAAAGAAATGGTTGAAAACTCGGGAAAATTTGCGTTCATATCAAGTGAAAGTCAAGTTAAAGCGGCTCAAATAGCAACTGCGTTTGGAATGACAATGAAAGAACTTGCGGGTTCTTACAAATCATTTGAAGATGTTGGTATTGGTGCTGTTGGTGCGGCTGAAGCAATTGGGGATGCGGGAAAAGAATCTTTGGAACTTGGGTTACAATCACAAACAACAATTAAAGGTTTACAAGATAATGTAGATAAACTAAATCAATTTGGTTTCCAAAAGGGAATAAGAGGTTTAGAAGAAATGGTAAGAAAATCAACAGAATTTAGAATGAGTGTTGATAGTGTCTTCCAAGTTGCAGATAAAGTATTTTCACCTGAAGGTGCACTTGAAATGGCGGCTAACCTACAAGTGGTTGGTGGTGCTATGGGAGCATTAAATAACCCTCTCGAAATGATGTATATGGCAACTAACAACGTTGAAGGTCTACAAGATGCAATATTTAAATCCACAGAAAGTCTCGCTACGTTTAATAACGAAACGGGAAGGTTCGAAGTTGTAGGTGTAAATCTTAGAAAGGCTAAGGATATGGCAGATGCGACAGGTATCTCATTATCTGAACTTACTAAGGGGGCAATTGCGGGTAACGAAAGAATGCAAGCAATGAACGACATGTCGGGGATTGATGTTCCTGAAGAAACAAAAAGATTCCTTACAAATATTTCCCAAATGAAAGATGGGGAAATGACAATTGCAATTGAAAACCCTGAACTTCAGAAGAGGTTAGGTCAGTCCGAATTCAAGGTGTCTGAAATGACTGACACGGTTGCTCAAGAGTTAATGAAATACCAAAAAGAGTTTAAAGCAATGTCACCTGAAGATATTGTTAGACAACAAGCAAATGCGGTTCAAAATCTTATGAAAGATGTGAACTACATTTTAGGTATTATGAGAATCCAAGGTGCTAAGACAGGAGATTCTGCGGTTAAAGCATTATTTGGTATGGATTCTAAAGATATAGGAACCATGTTAAGTAACCAAGGTGATAAAGGATCTGACTTTGCGGGTGCATTTATTAAAGACAAAATGGAGGGTGTAAGAGCAATATTAGATCAGGCCAACGAATCAGCCAACAAAATTAAAGAATCACAACAAGAACAAAATAAATCAATGGAGAGTCAATCAAATACGACTCAATCCCAAACCATTACCATCAAGTCGGACTCTGCAATGGGAGCATACCAAAGACAACTACAGAGTAATCCTCAATTTTGGGCCGATTTAATGAAGAGTGACGAACGTAGTTATACTCCATAAAACTTATCAAATTTTACTTTTGAATCTATTTATCTAATAAAATAAGATATGCCAAGTTACTTAGATTTTAATTCAACGAAGATGTTTAGAGATTCTATACTTGCGAGAACTCTACAACAACCTAACGGACCACAAACATTTAATAGTGGTGCGTACTCTGTTGAAACATTAAGAGACGACGCAAATGTAGATCCAGGTGATGTTGAAACTAACTTACAAACCTATTTAGCGGTTCCCGAGAACCTTAATACTTTTGGTGCTGATGAGTTTAGTACTGTTACGGATTTAAGAAACTTAGTTGGTTTTAGTGATTTGGGATTATATCCTTATTACACCGCAGGAACATATAATAATTTAGTTAGTATTATGACTACCGACGACTATGAGTCGGAATCTAAACTAATGCAGTTTGCTGCTTGGAACATTAAAAACAACAAACAAGGACCTGTTCTCGCAAGAATTACACAAAATTTAGTTGCTGCAACATACGGGAGGGTACGATTAATAGACGCTCTAAATGGGAATACGGCTACGGCTATCAATCTAATAACAGGACGAGAAGACTTAATTGAGAAAAATTATAAAATTACTGTTGCAAAAACCTTAGCGGGTAAAGCAATTGATTTTGTACAAACAGTTGCGGGTGTTGAATTCCCATGGAGTGAAATACCGGGTGATTATTTAACAAACCCAAGAAACCCAATAGTTAATAGACCTGAAGCACAAACAGGTTTAGGTAGGGTATTCCAAGATATCACAGGTGCGTTGGGGTCTTTATTAGGAATACAAAGAAGACCAAAACCAAGTAGAAAACCATCAGATCTTATGATCGAATATATGGGTGGTGGTCAAAAGGCGGTACTTTTTGATAATTTAAGATTCTCAACATATGCACCGAACTACACTAAAACTGCAAGATCACAACAATCATCAAAACTATTTAATTTTCCTAATCAAATTGGGGACGCAATTAATGATATATTAGGAGCGGGAGCACCTGCGGGACAAGCGTATATTGGTGATGATAGAGGTGAGGATGTAAACTACGCAATGAACGATTTCAATGAAAATGTCATTAGAAGTAGTTACTACCTTAGTTTATTATTTGATCCTGTTCAAACAGAACTATTTGAAATAAAAAGAAACATATCAGAAGGTGGTCAAATCGGAGGTAAACTTACTTGGTACAGTACAAATTCAAAAAATAAGTTAGGGGCGAACAATGAAGAATTTAATAGTGAAAGATCACAGTTCGAACAGAGTTTATCTAACTCATATTCATTTAGAAGTGATTCTATATTAGATAAAACACAACAACTTCTTAATTCAATGCCGTCAGATGGTGGTGCAGCAAGAGGTCATGTTGCAAATGCAATTGATCAAACAAGTAGAATCTTTAGAGAAGGGAATACATTAATGTCACGAGGATCCGCAATTAAATATGTGGATAAATTTAGTGGTGATGAAGGTGGGGTTGAGTATTGTCGGGTTTGGACTAAAGATAGGTCTTACATGAATATGTCCGACACAATGAAAAGAACGGGAAATATTAGAAAGTTCGATTCAAGTGTTATGACTACACCGTGGAATTTAAATATTGCACCAATGTCCAATGGACAGAATGGTGACCCTGATACTGCATTCGCATCATCAACCAATATTGTAAAAGCGGGAGATGGTTATGTAGCAAAAAAATATATGTTCTCACTTGAGAACTTAGCTTGGAAAACATCTAACATGCCAGGTTTTATGGTAAGTGATTTACCATTTTGTGAAAGAGGACCTAACGGAGGTAGAGTTATGTGGTTTCCACCATACGATTTAAAAGTAACTGAACAAAATAGTGCAAGGTGGGAAGAAAACAGTTTCTTAGGGAGACCTGAACCAATATACACATACCAAAACACTACAAGATCAGGACAGATACAGTTTAAAATTGTAGTCGATCACCCAAGTATTTTGAATTTATTGGTACAGAAACACTTTAAAGGTATGTCAGATGAAGAATCTGATAATTATATTAACGCATTTTTTGCGGGTTGTGAGGAACTTGATTTCTATGAGTTAATTAGAACATACACAACAATAACTAAAGATGATGCGGACGCAATCAAAAATTATTTAGAAGGTGGTGGAACAGAGGAAGAAATATTAAAATATAAAGTAATTACTGAAGATGCTGAAATTATAGAATTTGATAGTACACCAGTTGAACAATCACCAGAAAAACTTGAAGTGTCTTTATACTTCCCAAATGACTACCCAAGAAAGTCGGGATCTAAAGATGTAAACACCACTGTTTTGTATAGTGACATTAAAAATTCATATTCACAAACAGAATATGAGGGTTACTTAGATAGTGGTTTAACTAATTTATTTTCAGGAACTGCAACTGCTGCTAAGAAAAATGACAAAAAGGTAATTTATGGTGATGAGACAGTAACAGGAACACCAGCCCAAATAAATCTAACTAAAGGTAAATTAACTGAGGCGTTTAGTAAGTTGGACACAAACTTCGAAGTGTATTCAAATAAGTTAACTGAAATACAAACAAGACTTGAGAATAAAGAAATTAAATTGTTAACGTTTGGTTTACAATCAAGTACATCCTCAGTTGCTGATGACGACTACAATGTCTACCTCTCAATGAGAAGAGCACACTCTGTTGTTCAGGACATTTTAAAACAAATTGAAAAACCAGGTAACAATACATCAGTTAAGTGGCCAACAGAAGTCAGTGCGGGAACAGGACCAAAAGATTTTGGACCTATCGTGTATAAATTTACTGACTTAGGATATGAAGGTATTGAGGGTGAACTCGTATTTAAGGGACAAAGTTTTGGTGAGAATGTTGACGACGCAACTTTGGGTGGTTTAAGTGGTGGTGGTGGATCTTCAAATATTGACTGTCATAATAAAAATATTCAAAGTTCTTCCGCATTAAAGAAATCCGCACCTATAACATTTTATTGTAGATATACGGGTGTTGTTATGTTAATTGTTGCTAACGACAAACAACCTGAAGACCCTAACGACCCTGATCAAATACCAAAATATAAATTAACACCTGATGGAACGGTAGAACAACCAAAGGTTAAGAAACCACCAATTGATATGATGAAGAAAATCATCATGAAAACATTGTCGGAGTGTTACTATTTTAAAGTACTTGAGGAAGATTCACCAAATACATTTAAAAGTTTAACTGAAAAATTAAAATATTTTCATCCAGCATTTCATTCAACAACACCTGAAGGTTTAAATAGTAGACTTAATTTCTTACTACAATGTGTAAGACCAGGAGATACTATACCAATTAAAGGTATTGCAAATGATGCTGACTTACGTGCGAGGAACACAAGTTTTGGACCTCCACCAATATGTGTTGTGAGAATAGGTGATTTCTATCATTCTAAAATTGCAATAAGAGATGTAAATATTTCATACGATGACTCACCATGGGATTTAAATCCTGAGGGTATCGGAGTTCAACCAATGATTGCGAGTGTAACACTACAAGTTAACTTTATTGGTGGTCAAGGTCTTGAAAAACCTGTTGAACGATTACAAAATGCATTATCATCTAACTTCTTTGCAAATACAGAAATGTATGACCCAAGATCGGTTTCCACTAATTCAACAATAGGTGGGGTAGACGCTAAAGAATTTACAAAAGAATTCTTAGATTCATTACAAAGAGCAAACACAATTAACCAAAGTCCATCAGGTGACAATAGTGATTCAGTTCCAGTACTTAACGAAGGTGTTTATATTGGAGAAGTGGATAAGGATGCGTCTACTGGTCAAGAATCTGAGGGAGACCCTACGGTTCCAACAGTTGAACCAACAGGTCAAACAATTAGTTATAAAAATATAGTAACTGATTTGGCTAAACAATATGAAGATTACTTTGAAACGTTTAAAACGACTTATGACGACATATTAATTAAATTTGGTCCTGAGGTACATAGTTTACTTTTATCACCAACATATAGGTCAATAAACACCTTTACGGTTAACACATCAAACGTTGGAACAAGAACAATTAAGATGTTAGGGGAATACACGTCAACCACAGAGTTGAACAGTAGAATTAACGAACTTAAAACGAGTATGGTTTCTGCAATTTTAACAGAAGACGTATCAGAAATGTTCAAGTTTGATAATTTCCTTTCACCCGAAAAGATTGAAAGATCGAATACAATACTAAGACCTAAACTTGAAGAGTTGGTTGTATCAAAATTAGATGAGGCGGTTGGAAGTTTAAATGATGTTAAATCAAAAAGGAATTTGGTTATTGAAAGTTTAGATAAATTAAATTATTTAACTAAGTATGTGGGTGATGGTCAGATTAAAGATCAGACTTACACACAAGCAACACTTTCAGGTTTTACCTTTTCAACACTATACAATGAGTATGATATATTTGTTGATTTCTTTGACAAGAATAGTGATAAATTCATAAAGGACTTAGACACAACAATAAATTTCGACTCACTAAGTGTGAATGTGACTATACTTAGTGATTTATTATCCGTATTATTATCTGAGGAGAATGATCTTACAAGTATAACTGACATCTACAAAGATGACATACTTTTTAGTGATAACATAAAGAAAAGAATTGAAAGAAAAGTTAAAAGTTTTATAAAGACAACTAAACCTGAGAAAATAAACCTAAGTAGGTTTAAGAAATTGAAGGGTGATAGTGAACTTAAGTTTACGGTTTCAAGTACTGCGGATATAACAGATGGAACACAGAAAGAAATGTTAGAAAAGATTCATTTAGATCAGGTAACAACTTTGGGAAGTACACTAAATAATTTTAAACCAACTAAAGTCGAGAAATAATGAGTAGACAATATTTTAACAGATACGAGTTTTTTGAGAACGATGGTGACTTTAAAATTGTGCCAGGTATTGAAATCAAAATTACGTCCTCAGATAAGTATGTACAATTTAAAAGAGGTAAGAACAGGTTGGATAAGATCTCTCAGGAGTATTATGGAACACCTGTGTTTGGTTGGTTAATTTTACAAGCAAATCCAACTGCGGGTAGTATTGAATTTGAGATACCAAATAACTTTCTTTTAAGAATACCATTCCCACTTGTTAATACATTACAAGAATATAAAAGGAGTGTAGAACTGTACAACTTATATTATGGCGAATAACGACCTCACAAATAATGAAAAAATATTAGTAAAGGTCGATCAGAATAATTTAATTCTAATTGACCCGAACAGTACCGTTTCTAATGGTATTGTGGAACCAAGGGCAACAAACGCAGAAAACTATGTTTATTATGTGAATCTTGAAGCTGATCTTATACCAAGAACAACTTTAGTTAGTGGTGAACAAAACACACTTTCGTCAGTCGCTGAGGGAACATTAAACTTCTTACAGAACAAAAATAGTGAATACTTAGACACAACATGGACCGACACTTATAATCCAAGGAGAGATTCGGAATTTAAAAGGGCCGACATTATTGATGACACAGGACAGGCGTTTGGAATACAAAGTATTGATATCCAAGTTAGAGGTACAAATTTTGTCCCTAAAGTTACTATAAAGTTTGTAGATGTAAGAGGTAAAACCTTATTTGAATCACCAAAAAATTCACCATACCAAGCATTCTTTCACCAACCATGGCCAATATTTTACTTAACAGTAAAAGGGTTTTATGGTAAAGCAATGAGGTATAGACTTCATATGACCGATTTTAATTCATCATACAATGATGGTAATGGGAACTTTGAAAGTGTTGGTGTATTCATTGGATCGACTTACGCGTATTTAAGTGATATCCCATTAAAGGGTATATTAAATGCACCTTACATGTATGGTATTGAACAAACGAAAGATACCAAAACAAATGAAAAAACGGGTGAGGTTACAAAAGTAATATCTAAAACATCTAAAGGGTATCTTACACTTAAGTCCATCTTTGAGGAATATAAGAGAAAGGGATTAATTGATGATGACATGCCAGTCAAAACTCTAAAAGAGGTGATTGACATTGCAAAAAGATTAGATCCAATATTAGAAAAGAAAATATTTGGTGAGGTTGTGGACATGAAGATATTTGTGGCATCAAAAGAAATGTCCGACCAACTTAGAAGGTTTTTTGGTCAAGTACAAGCGTGGCAAACAAAAAACTTAACCCCCGAATTTATAGCTATACCAACAGGAAGTGATGATCCACTACATAGACATTTCTATTTAACAAAGACAAACAACAACACGACCGAAAGTATAATTGGTGAGGGTAAAGGAGGAACGTTAGAATCAATCATATTACAAAACTTAAAAAGTTTAAAAAGTAGTGAAATCTTTGGAAAAGAAACTCAAAAGACGACTGCGGACTTTAAAAAATTATCAATAAATCTTAACCAATCAATCAAAGATATTGGTTCTTACTATTCAACAACTAATGGTGCTGGTAAAGTTACTGTTGCAATTGATAAATTGTTTGATGATATGTATAAGATTTCCAATTCATTTCAGGAAGAACTAACGAAACTACAAGATGGGGTTGAGTTCAAAATGAATGAAGTAATTTCAGGTAAAGACGGTATTGGATTTGAACCCACAATACGAAATATTGTTGCAATAATATTAGCATCAGCAGATACGTACATCAGACTATTGAAAAGTGTTCACCTTCAGGCGTACAACATCTCAGAAGAAAGAAAAACCATAATTAAAGGATTCACCAATGAAAGTGTGGGTGATGCAATTTATCCGTGGCCTGAGATTAAAAAACAAAGTACAGGAACAACTAAAGTACTTGCATATCCAGCGGAGTCGGATTTAATACAGAAGTTACGATCAGATGATATGACGTTGTGGCCTGAAGTACAATTTGTAGAAGAATATGCTGCGGTATCTACACAAAGAACCGACAATCAAGGTGGTAATGAATCTGATACAAGTTCAATTAGGTTTGAATTTGGAGATAGTAATAACGAAGAAAAAAGTACTAACAGAGTATCTACGTTTGATGTATTACCTGGTAGTCCTTATAGTGATAAAAACTTAGATTCATTCTTATATGAAATCTATGAGAGGTCACAACTAATTACGTTATATGACACATTCAACGGACCAACCTTAAATGAACTTGGTAAACGAGAATTTGAAACAATACAAAATTTAACGGGGGAGGATTACTTTCTTATTGATATTTTAAGAGGTAGTCAAATATCAAGTAGAGAAAGACATTTAGAATTGATGAGGTCATTCTCACCATACGAGAGGTATCCATACCATGAAGATAATCAAATCACGGTTCCGTATTTGTTGGATAATTCAACAAAATCGTTCACGTTAAAAGATTATACGGGTGAGGACACTGTAATCTCGAAAAATGGGGAATATGAAAAATTACAAACGAACTTAGACCAATATATAAGTGAAGAATATAGATCAAAGATATATCCTTTTAATTCTGATACGTATTTGGGTTACCTAAACAAGACTACGTTTGCAAAAACCGAACTAAATGTTGGTAACGCACTTAGTGTTGATACGGGTAAAGGGTTTATTAGTAGTCCTGTAAGTCCACGTAGTTGGACGAAGGGAAACCAAGTTGTTACGAATATGTTTAATGAAACATTCTCAGTAGAAAATACAACAACTAAATTAAATATTTTAAACACTCCGTATTTCCACAAATCAATTTACGAAGGGTTCTTTGTTAATGAATCTTATGGAAAGTATAAGTCAGCCGCTTATCTTTTACTTAATTCGTTACCATTTAAAGATTTAAAAGACACAATTGAGTTTATTGATCCTAATTCAATAACTCCATCATCTACCCTAATACCGATATTCTCAACTGATAAAGTTTTGATGTCATCGTTATTTAGAGAAATCGGGTCGACACATTACGTACCTTACCACTTAATATTGAAGTGGGGGTCAATATATCATAGGTATAAGGAACACATTATTAATAATGTGGATATACTTTCGGGGTTAAACACACCAATTGACGGTGATGAATATTTTGATAACTCATTAAATTTAACATTTGCAAGTTCTATAACAAGGTCGTCACAAACAGATGTGGGTATACATCCACGTTATTCTGCGGTTTACCATCAAGTGGTGAACGGGTACCTATATTATAATGTAAATGATACAACACCAACCTCATTTGATAATGTGGTGGGTACTAACACTTTGTTTATAAACGCGTTTGACACAACTAAAGGTAAATACTATAATTCATTTGTGGATAATAGTCGTTTTACTTCTACAGATCTTAGACTAACGATACTACCATCAACAGGAACCAACATAAAACGGGACCTTTATTTAGATTTTAATGACTCAGAACAATTTAATTTCAGGGTAAATTGGGTGGATAATCAAAGTAGTGAATTTATTGTAACAGGTAAAACATCACCAACACCAATGGAATATTTTGGGGGTATGTCAACTAATAATGAAAAGGTTATTGACTTAATTGGGACATTTAGTCCTGACATCTTAACCTCGTTTGAGGAAGCATTTTTAGATTTTTCAAGTGAAGTGATTGATAGTCATACACCATATAAAAAATATGAGACAGTTTATTACCCCAAATTTCAAGACCTTCTAAAAGAAATTGTGACTGTCGAGAAAAAAGATGGTGATGTTCTTAATACTGGATCAATTATAAATACAATTAGTTTAAGACAGGAAGAAAACCAAAAGAAGGCCACTGAAAATATTCTAACGACACAGAATATGTTAGAGTTAACCATAACAAATCCAAAGGAGTTAAATCCACATATTTTAAATGGTTATATTAATTTTAACAGTAGAAATTTGTCAGTTGGTGAGTTTCAATCGTCACAAGTGTCAAGTAATTCAAAATACATTGAATTGTATATTGGGGAAGATATTGATGGTAATTATTTAGATTTTTTCAATATCAGTAATATTGAACTTAGTGAGGAAAATGTATTTGCATTCAGACCAATAGTTCAAATATATGGTGGTTATAAAAAATCGGGTGGTGTAACAACTAAAACAGCATTCATCGAATATCTTACGACTTCAATAGTGGCACCACAAAACAGTAGACAAAGTTTATTTTTAAATCAGATATATCGAAAATTACCAACATTAGAAAGACTTAAGGATAAGAATAATAATTTGGGCATTATAAAAGGTTATAATGAGGACACAACAATTAAGTTGGAGTTATACAATGATATAAAGAGTTTAAACGATAAATGGATCTCAGGTAATTCTATGGGTCAAAGACTTTTAATGGAAGAGTTCATGTTTTTAGACAAGGCTAATAAAGATATTGGTGATGAATTGTTTATTGACTTAAAGAAATTAATTCAACTTGGTGATACCAAAAATTCAAACATTGATTTGTACTCTACAATTGGAATATTAATTGCACAAACGGGAATTGATATGAGGGTATTACCCGCATATATTAATTTCTATGCGAATGAAAGTAGAAGAACGAGAGTTAAACCTTCAGACACAATCGCGTCGGTAATGTTTGGTAAATTCTTAGAAGTGGATACTGAATATTCAACACCGAAAGCAATCTTACAATACGTGTCGGGGGGATCCAAACATTTAAATCTATCGGACATTAATGATAAGTATATGTATAAGGATGATGGTGTTGATTTAGAAAGTGCACAAGATAACCCCATACTAATCACCGATCCTGATTATTTTAATAATTCAAATTTATCTAAATCAAATAAGGTGGTTGCATTTGAAGTAAGTTTTGGTGATCAAAACCAACAAATGTTTAAGGGTATCTCATTGGATCAGAAACAATTTAAGAATACCTACGAATCCAATGTTGCAATGGAAAGACTTGCAAAATCACAATCAGGTTCAGGTGTTCTACAAGTTGACACAAGTTTGTTTGACATCTATAGAACAAGATCTTATACATGTACCGTAACCGCGATGGGTAACGCAATGATACAACCGACCATGTACTTCCAACTGAAAAACGTACCACTATTTGAGGGAGCATATTGGATTGTAGAAGTGTCACACGCAATTGCAAACAATTCTATGACCACAACCTTTAAAGGTGTGAGAATGCCGAAAGATTCATTACCTAACCCTAAAGATTCATTTATCGCAACATATAGAGTTCTATTTGATAAGATTCTTAAACGAGCAGTTGCAAAACAAAAACAGATAGATGATGATTTAAAATCATTGGCTAATGACGAGGGTAAACTATCTACCGTAACCACTAAGGACGGTACATTCAGCACGGATTACCAATCACCTATTAAAGGTGAGACTTTATTGAAAGAGGTTGGGTATAGTAAATTTGGTATACCATTTAATGGAAAAGACAACAATACTACAATACAAAAAATAAAATACACAGGTAATAACACCGCAAATCACGGTACGTGGCTAAGAGCTCGTGTTGATCATATTGATGCACATTTATCAGATAGTAATGATTTAAGTTTAGTTAACTTTGCAAAACAAATAACCGTTAATCCGAGTAAGATGAAATGGTCAGAAATTAAAGGAACTACAAATACCAAATACTTCTTTACCGCACCTTATAATATGAATGTGTTAAAAGATAGTAGTCCACTCTTCTTTGTGGGTCGTAGAACGGTATTCTATAACCCAAACAATAACTTACGTAAAGAAATACCTCACCAATCAGTGACTGACCAAGGGTTAGGTCCTGTATATGCCGATAGATACATAGAAGGTCCAATTGATAATGGTAGTCGAGGTGAGTACGGAATAACGATGTCCAAAATATTAATGAAGGACTTAAAACTAAGTAAGGGGGATGTCATTTACTTTTTAACTACCTAATCTTGGAGAATTAACAATAACGGGATATTTATAATAAAACGACAAAATTATGGACAATATAAAAGTAGGTTCTGCAATTGAAAATTTCTTATCAAAAAAGAAAGTTACGAATCTCAATGAAGATGGTACAGAACAAGAAGTATGTGATATGAATACGGGAGTATGTCATACCGTACGTTCTAAAGACGGTCTTGTTGAAAGAATTAATAAAAGATACCTTACCGAAGACGGTAGACAACTATTAAGTGATTAACCATGAGTTTAGAAAAACAATTACGCGAAGAGTTAGATAGATATAATAGTATTAACAACTATCAAAAAAAATCTATTAACGAACAAGAAGAATTAGATCCGACGGATTTACCTACAGGTGATGAACCAGTAGGTGATGCACCAATAGGAGATGAACCAGTGGGTGACGCACCCGTTGACGACTTACCTGTTGATGATGCACCTGTCGATGAAATTCCGGCTGAAGAACCTGAAGGGGACTTTGATACGGAAGAAATTGACATTACTGACTTGGTTAACATGACACAAAACATCAAAAATGACTTGGATTCAAGTAAATCTGATAATGATGCTGTTATGGGTAAAATGGGAGACCTGTTTGGTAAGTTAGACGATTTAGAATCTAAACTTTCTCAAATGGATGATGTAATTGCTAAAATTGATGGTCTTGAGAGTAAGGTTACACAAATGAAAGAACCAACTCCACAAGAAAGACTTGAGATGAGATCTTTAGATTCCTATCCATTCAACCAAAGTCCAACTGATTTCTTTTCACAGAAACAAGGTGAGATGAAAAAAAGTGGTAAAAATGAATACGTTATCACTAAATCTGATTTAGAGGATATAAATCCAGGTCAGATGAGAGCATCTTTTGGGGAAGAAGACGAAGACGAATACTAAAATGAGTTTGAGTTCGGACGTTAGATTTTTATTGGAGGTACAAGCACAACTTAGAATACTCCATTGGCAAACTAAAAGTCATGCAAAACATCTTGCATTGGGTGATGCTTATGAAACATTAGGAGAACTTATTGATACATATGTTGAAACATGTATGGGAATTCATGGTAGATTTATATTAGGTGATGAAGAAAGAAGTTTAAGTATACAAAACTTGTCAGATATTGATTTGTTAGGTATGGTTAAAACAGTAAGGGTAAGTTTCCAAAACATGGACATCAATCCAAAGGATGTCGACCTACTAAGTTTACGAGATGAAATGTTGGTTGTTATAAATAAACTTTCTTACCTCCTTACTCTAAGGTAGTTGTAAATTAAAATAAGATATTTTAAAATATTAAAGTCCAGGGGGTTGACCTTTGGACTTTTTTTGTGTACCTTTTAGTATAAACAAATAAATATTTTAAATTATGAGCACAATCGACGCGATACTCAATCAGTATCAAAAGAACAACAATCCATCCGCAGGCGGAAACAGAATTTCAAGTGAAGAAAGACTTAAAAGGTACTTCACAACCATCTTACCGAAAGGAACGAGAAATGGTGAAAAAAGACTTCGTATTCTACCAGCCACTGATGGAGGGTCACCATTTGTAGAAGTAAAATTCCACGAACTCCAAGTTAATGATAACTGGATGAAAATATATGACCCAGCACAGGTAGGTGAGAAATCACCATTAAACGAAGTGAGAGATAGTTTACTTGCTACAGGACTTGAGGAAGACAAAAAAACCGCAAGAACTTATAACGCAAGAAAATTCTACATCGTTAAAGTTATTGATAGAGATAACGAAGAAGACGGACCTAAGTTTTGGAGGTTCAAACATAACTACAAACAAGAGGGACCTTTAGATAAAATCTTCCCAATCTTCAAGAACAAAGGTGATATTACTCATCCAACTGAAGGTAGAGATTTAATTTTGTCACTTTCTTTAAACAAAGCACCTAATGGTCGTGAGTACACAACTATTAGTTCTGTTATGTATGAAGATGTTGGACCTTTATCAACAGATCCTGAACAGGCTAACGCATGGGCAAACGATCCACAAACGTGGGAAGATGTTTATTCTAAGAAACCTATTGAGTATTTGGAATTAGTTGCATTAGGTGAAACACCAAGATGGGACAGCGACCAAAAGAAATTTGTAGGAACTAACGAACCAACAATGGTTGAATTTTCGAATCCAACACCTGTTGAAGATCCACAAAGTACTGAAACGAAATCTGATGATTTACCGTTTTAATTAACAAACCTATGGGTCCCCACCTCAAAAAGATTTTGATGGAAACATCTGGTGGAGCACGAAACCGACCTTTTGTCGGCCCCGAGGTTGGGGACCCTTTTATAATATAAACATGGCAATAAAGAAAAAAGATTTTAAAAGTATTAAATCGAAGTTTTCTAAACAGGCTAAATTTAAGTCTGATAGATTTTTTGATTTAGGTGATGCGTTTTTAGATGCTACAGGTTTACCAGGTCCTGCAATGGGACACATCAATATGTTGTTAGGTCATTCTGATACGGGTAAAACAACTGCACTTGTAAAAACCGCAGCTGACGCACAAAGGAAAGGTGTGTTACCTGTTTTTGTTATTACAGAACAAAAATGGGACTTCCCACACGCAAAAATGATGGGTCTTGAAGTTGATGAAATTGTTGATGAAGAAACAGGAGAAATTGAATATGATGGATTCTTCTTATTTAACAACGAGTTTGAATATATTGAACAGATTACAGATTACATTAATGAATTGTTAGATGCTCAGAAAAGTGGTGAGTTAGAATACGACTTACTTTTCTTGTGGGATTCTGTTGGTTCAGTACCATGTAAAATGACTTTTGACGGTAAAGGTGGAAAACAACACAACGCATCTACATTGTCAGATAAAATTGGAATGGGATTAAATCAAAGAATATCAGGATCAAGACGAGTTGATTCAGGATTTACAAATACACTTGTCATTGTAAACCAACCATGGGTTGAGTTACCCGATAATCCTTTCAGTCAACCTAAGATTAAAGCAAAGGGTGGTGAGTCAATTTGGTTAAACTCTACTTTGGTTTTCAGATTTGGTAATCAGAAAAATGCGGGGACTAACCCAATTGTGGCAGTAAAAGACAAGAGAAAGGTAAAGTTCGCAACGAGATCTAAGGTTTCAATTATGAAAAATCATGTAAATGGTCTTGGATATGAGGATGGTAGAATAATTCTAACATCACATGGTTTTCTTTCAGGTAAGGACGCGGCTGAAGAGAAAAAGTCGTTAGAGGCTTACAAAGCAGAATATGCATCTTTATGGAAAGAAAAACTCGGAATTGAAGGTGAGTTTGATTTAAGAGAAGAAAAAGAATAGATTGTTGAACCTCATAACAGGTGATAAATGTCAGTATTATTAGTAGACGGAGATAACTTACTTACGATTGGATTTTATGGAGTAAAAAATTACTTCTATAAAGGTGACCATATTGGTGGGTTATATCACGTCATTAACACATTAAGAAAATCTTTCGAACTTTATAAACTCGATAAGATAGTTGTCTTTTGGGATGGTGAAGATGGTGCGGCTACTCGTAAAAAGATGTATTCACGTTATAAGGAAAACCGAAGACAAAGAATTCGTTCCGACAAGGAAAAAGAATCCTACACAAAACAAAGAAGAAGAGTCCAACAATATCTTGAAGAACTTTATGTTAGACAAGGTGAGTTTGAATTCTGTGAAGCAGACGATTGTATTGCTGAGTACGTACAAAGAAGTACTGAGGATACAATTGTTTATTCCTCTGATGGGGACTTAGCACAATTGGCATCCGACACTACAAGGATATATAACCCATCACACAGGAAACTTTATAGTCAAAATGATATAATACAATATGAACATCAAGATCTACACATACAGAACGTTAAAATCGTTAAGATAGTATGTGGTGATCGATCAGATAATATCACAGGAATATATAATTTAGGAATTAAGAAAATGTTAAAACTTTTCCCTGAATTAAAAACAAGACCTGTGACTTTAAATGAAATTATTGAACGTTCAAATGAATTATTTGAGGAAGATAAGAATAATAAGACAGTTAAAAACCTCTTAACAGGGGTTACAAAGTACGGTATTTACGGAGAGGAATTTTTTAACCTTAATGAAAGTATTGTTAGTTTAGACCAACCGTTTCTTACAGGTGAAGCTCGAGAAACAATCACCGACCTTATCCATGAAAATTTGGATCCTGAAGGAAGATCCTATAAAAACACGATGAAGATGATGATGGAAGATGGTATGTTCACCGTTCTCCCTAAATCAGATGATGCGTGGGTAAAGTTCCTCAACCCTTTTTTACGTTTAACACGTAAGGAAAAAAATAAAAGAATAATAAAAATTAAAAATCATGACTAATAACGACCCAACTAAAGTAGAATTTTTGTTATCCCTTAGTGGTAACATAATTTGTCAAAGATTCTTCAATGTGAAGGATTTTAACCATAACGCAAAAAGATCTTTAGATATTAATGCAGATGTTTCAAATATTTGTGAAGAAATTTCAAACGATTTAAAAGAAAAAACATTGGATTTTCTTAGTAGTAATCAAAACTATTATCCCGTTTTAGACTCTGGGACCACTACTGAGGTTGAAGAAGAAGAGTACTTTTTACTTGAACTTAAGTTGAATGACGCAGTATTTATTCAAAGGATATTCGCTGCACATGTCTTCCCACCTAAGGTGAGATACTCGGTAGACATTAGACCAAAACTTAGAAGAATTTTAAACGATTTATCTGAGACCTTATCATATGATGATGTTAATACTACTTACATGTCATACGAGTTAACAAAGTAGAATAAAAACAAAAAAAATTGAGATAATCATGCAAGAAAAGAATTTCGGTGAGTTGGGGAACCAGTTCCAACAAACGTTAATAAAATCAATAATCGAAGACAAAAAGTACGGGGAACAAATCCTCGAAGTTTTAGACAGTAAGTATTTTGACAATATTACATTTAAGTATATTGTTCAAAACGTAAAAGAGTTATTTATCACTTACAATTCGAGAGTACCTGACTATGAAACAGTCAGACAAAAGATTACCGAAAGTTCACTTGCAAACCCTAATACAAGTAAGATACATATTGACACATTAGATGCAATTGAGAATCTTAAAGACCCTGTACATACACCTTCATTTGTAAAGGACACAGCACTTAATTTCTGTAAACAACAGAGCCTAAAGAAGACTTTGAAAGATGTGGATAAATTAATTCATGGTGGAGATTTCCAATCGTATGATAGAATTGAAGAGATGATTGCAGAAGCACTCCAAGTGGGTGTTTCGGATGATGTTGTTGTGGATATATTAGATAATATTTCTGAAGCGTTAGAGAACGATATGAGAACTCCAATGGCGACAGGAATTGTTGGTTTAGATAATTTACTTGACGGTGGATTATCACATGGTGAATTGGGTATGGTGTTAGCACCTACAGGAACAGGTAAAACAACAATACTGACTAAGTTTGCAAATACCGCAGTTAATCAAGGTAAAAATGTAATTCAGTTTTTCTTTGAAGATAGTAACGCACAAATACAAAGAAAACACTTTACGGTTTGGTCAGGTGTTCAAGCAAAACATCAGAGTGAACAGAAGGAATACGTTCAACAGAAGATTCAAGAGGCTACAAGTAGAGAAGGTTTTGGAAGTCTTAAGTTAGTTAGATTACCTAATGGAACATCTACAACGGGGGATATTAAAAGAATTATTAGAAAAGTTTCTGCACAAGGACAAAAACCTGACTTAGTACTTATTGATTATATCGACTGTCTTACATCCGATAAATCGATCAATGGTGAAGAGTGGAAAGGTGAAGGTGCAATTATTAGATCAATAGAATCTATGTGTCATGAAATGAATATAGGTGTTTGGACGGCAGCTCAAGGTAACAGACAATCAAGTACTGTTGATGTACCAGGTGTGGATCATTTCGGTGGTTCTATTAAAAAGGCACAATCATCACACATCATTTTATCTATATCAAGATCAAATGAACAAAAAGAAAACAAAACGGCTAACGTAACTTTAGTCAAATCAAGAATTGGTCAAGACGGTATTACCTTCAATGACTGTAAGTTTGACAATGCAATGATGGATATCGTTCTTGAGGAACAGATGACTATGTTAGGATTTGAACAGAATAAAGTTCAAAGAAACAACAAAAGAGCGGCTGAATTGTACAAACAATCACAAGGAATTAAACAATAACTAAAAATAATTAAGATGACAGAAAAGATTTTACAAGAAAATCCGGGACGATTTGTCCTATTCCCAATAACACACAATGATATTTGGAAGTATTATAAACAACAGGAAGCAAGTTTTTGGACTGCTGAGGAAATTGACTTACAACAAGATGTGAGTGATTGGGTTAACAAATTAAACGATGACGAGAGACATTTTGTTAAACATGTGTTAGCATTCTTCGCGGCGTCTGATGGTATTGTTAATGAGAATCTTGCAGAAAACTTCATTAATGATGTACAATATACAGAAGCTAAGTTCTTCTATGGTTTTCAAATTGCAATGGAAAATATTCACTCAGAAACATATTCATTGTTAATTGATTCTCTTATTAAAGATACTGAAGAACAAGATAGATTATTTAATGCCATTGAAACTATTCCAGCAATTCAAAAGAAGGCGGAGTGGGCACTTAAATGGATCGATTCCGAGTCATTTGCAGAACGTCTTATTGCGTTTGCTGCGGTTGAAGGTATTTTCTTTTCAGGTTCATTCTGTTCAATTTTTTGGTTAAAGAAACGTGGTTTAATGCCAGGTTTAACCTTTTCTAATGAACTTATTTCAAGAGACGAAGGTCTTCACTGTGATTTTGCATGTCATCTGTACAATGAACACATTGAAAATAAATTACCAGAAGGAAGAATTGAGGAAATTATCCTTTCTGCATTAGAAATTGAGAAAGAATTTATTCTTGAAGCATTACCAGTTAGATTAATTGGTATGAACTCAGATTTAATGGAACAATATTTAGAATTTGTTACTGATAGATTATTGGATTCTTTAAACATTGAAAAGAAATTTAACACTGAGAACCCATTTGATTTTATGCAAAACATTGCATTACAAGGAAAAACCAATTTCTTTGAAAAGAGAGTCGCTGAATACCAAAAGGCGGGAGTTAATACCGAAGGAGATGAGGATTTAGATTCTGCGTTTGGTGAAATGGATTTTTAAAATATACAAAAGATGAAAGTTAAAAAAAGAGATGGTTCCTTAGAGGAAATGAGATATGATAAGATCACAAGGAGAATTTCCTCTTTGTGTTCTGATTTAAATTTAGATTATGTTGATCCAACGTACATCACCCTAAAAGTTACACAGGGTATATACGATGGAATATCATCAACGGAGTTAGATACGTTAGCTGCTGAGACAGCTGCGTCAATGACAACTACCCACCCTGACTATGCAAAATTAGCGGGACGTTTAGCGGTTACTAACCTACATAAAACAACACCAAAGAAGTTTTCACAATCAATTAAGGAGTTATATTCTTTTATTGAACCTCGAACAGGTACTGAATCTTCTTTAATTTCTGACGAATTATTTGATTTCGTTAAAAAGAATAGAGCGGTTATTGACGGTGCAATTGTACAGGAAAGAGATTTTGATTTTGATTTCTTTGGATTTAAGACTTTAGAAAGATCTTATTTACTTAAAATCGGTGAACGTATAGTTGAGAGACCTCAATATTTGTATATGAGAGTTGCAATGGGTATTTGTGATGGTGATATTGAAATGGGTCTAAGAATTTACGATGACTTGTCACAACACTTCTACACTCACGCAACACCAACGTTGTTCAATGCGGGTACCCGTAGACCACAAATGTCCTCATGTTTCCTAATTGGAAATAAAGGTGATGATATTAATGGTTTATTTAATACTATTCAAGACGTTGCAAATATATCTAAGTGGGCTGGTGGTATTGGACTACATGTTCATGATGTAAGAGCAAAGGGTTCTTATATTAAAGGAACTGGTGGTGAATCTGACGGTTTACTCCCTATGATGAAAACGTATAACGAAGTTGCACGATGGATTAATCAAGGTGGTAAAAGAAAAGGTTCTTTTGCTGTGTATCTTGAACCATGGCATGCAGATGTCTTTGAATTCATTGACCTAAGAAAAAACCACGGTAAAGAAGAAATGAGAGCAAGAGATTTATTTCTTGCAATGTGGACACCTGATTTATTTATGCAAAGAGTACAAGAAGATGGTGATTGGACACTATTTTCACCTGATGAAGCACCTGGTCTTTCTGATGTTTATGACTCACCTGATAATAAAAACTTTACAGAATTGTACGAAAAGTATGAAAGTGAAGGTAAAGGTCGTAGAGTCTTAAAAGCAAGAAAATTAATGGACGCTATCTTAACTGCACAGATTGAGACAGGTACTCCATACATGTTATATAAAGATCCTGCAAATTACAAATCAAATCAACAAAATTTAGGGACTATTAAGTCTTCTAACCTTTGTACTGAGATTATTGAATACTCATCACCTGACGAACAGGCGGTGTGTAACTTAGCATCTATAGCATTACCTAAGTATATTATTGATGGGGAGTTCAGTCATAAGTTATTATATGAATATGTTTACCAAGTAGTTAAAAATTTAAATAATGTAATCAATTTAAATTTCTACCCAACAAAGGAAACTGAAAAATCTAATATGCGTCACAGACCTGTGGGTCTTGGTGTTCAAGGTTTGGCAGATGTGTTTTGTATGTTAAAAATACCTTTTGAATCTGAAGAGGGAGACACACTACAGACTGACATCTTTGAAACTTTATACTTTGCGGCAATGACATCTTCTAAAGATCTTGCTGAAGTTCACGGACCATATGAATCAATAAGTGAATCACCAATTGAGAAAGGTATTTTCCAATACCAAATGTGGGGATTAAAAGATAAAGATCTATCTGGTAGATGGGACTGGTCATCACTTAGAAAAGAAGTGATTAAATTCGGTGTGAGGAATTCCTTATTAGTTGCACCGATGCCAACCGCGTCTACCGCACAGATCCTAAATAATAATGAAGCATTTGAACCGTTTACTACGAATCTATATTCAAGAAGAACTTTAGGTGGTGAATTCATTGTTATAAACAAACACTTAGTTAATGAACTAATGTCGGTTGGTTTGTGGGGTGATGAAATTAAAGATAAATTAATTATGGAAAACGGGTCAGTACAAAATATACCTGAAATTCCAACAGAAATTAAAGAAGTCTTTAAAACCGTATGGGAAATGTCACAAAAGAGACTTCTTAATATGGCGGCTAATAGATCAGTATTTATTGATCAGTCACAATCACTCAACCTTTTCATTAGTAATGCAACCAAAGCAAAACTATTAGCTGCACACCTACATGGGTGGAAGTTAGGTTTAAAAACAGGTATGTACTACTTAAGAACAAGGTCGGCGGTTGACCCACTTAAAGGTTTAGGAGTAAACACATCTAAGAAGAAAACACCTGATGTGAATACGGAACCTCAAAAAGAAGTAATTGAAAACAACCCTATACCGACTTCTAATTCACTTTTAAGTGAAAATAAAGAGTTAAAAATGGTAACTAATCAGGATATTAGACCCGATGATTCACCATTTGATTGTGAAGGATGTGGTTCTTAGAATCATATTTTATTTATTTTTTTAAAAACCTCCTTAAATGGGGGTTTTTTATTTAACACCATTTTAGTAATGTTTATATTTATTAGTATGGCATTAACCTATGGAATTGACTTTCCTTTTAGAGAAAGTACAACAGGAGATTATTTAAAGTTAACCACTTCACCTGAAAAGGAGGTAAGGGCTAACCTTATACATCTCATTTTGACAAAGAAAGGAAGTAGATACTACTTACCAGAATTCGGTACGAGAATATATGAATATATATTTGATCAGAACGACATTGTGACTTTTAATTTAATTGAGGAGGAAATTCGTGAGGGGTGTAAGACATATCTACCAAACTTAGATATCAATTCAATAAAGGTTCAATCTGCTGAAGACGATACTGATCCTGTAACTACTGTTGACGAAGAAACAGACGAAAGGTTATTTAGGTTAGGGGACTCATCAACGAAACCATACACGGCGAAAGTTAAAATAGACTACACGGTTAATAATGGTGCGTTTAGTTCATCAGATTTTGTTATAATTAATTTATAAAATGGCGAAGAAAATATCATATTCAACAAGAGATTTTGCAGGGTTAAGAGAAGAACTTGTCAATCTAAGTAAAGAGTACTACCCTGAGTTAGTTCAGAACACAAACGACGCATCGATATTTTCGGTGTTATTGGATTTGAACGCGGCTATCGGGGATAACCTTCATTATCATATTGATAGAGTATGGCAAGAAACTATGTTGGATTTCGCACAACAAAGGAAATCTTTGTTTCACATTGCAAAAACATATGGTATGAGAATACCAGGTAATCGACCATCAGTGTCATTATGTGACTTATCAATCAATGTACCTGTAAGAGGTGACAAAGAGGATGAGAGATACTTAGGTATTGTAAGATCAGGAGCTCAAGTTTCGGGTGGAGGTCAAACATTTGAAACTATTGAAGATATTGACTTTGCAAACCCATTTAATAATAAAGGTGAACCAAACAGATTAAAGATACCTAATTTTGATAGTAATAATAAATTAATATCATATACCATAACCAAACGTGAAGCGGTGGTAAATGGAGTATCAAGAGTTTATAGAAGAGTAATTACAACACAAGATCAAAAACCATTTTTAAAACTATACTTACCTGAACAAAATATTTTAGGTGTGGTATCAGTAATACATAAAGAAGGTACAAACTTTACATCTAATCCATCATCTTCAGAATTTTCAAACTCATCAAATAAGTGGTATGAGGTGAAATCTTTAATGGAAGATAAAGTTTTCATACCAAACCCAACATCGGCATCTGACAAAAAGAATTTCATTGCTGGTGATAATAAAAGGGTTACAAATAAATTCATTAGTGAATATACACCAGAAGGTTACATGTCAGTGACTTTTGGTTCAGGAACAGTAGATCCGTTAGATAACTTAGATTCGTTCAACGACGGGTCTCTAAAGGTTGGTCTTGGGTCTTATTTAAATAACTTATCGTTAGGTGCAACACCAAGAGCAAACAGTACGGTTTTCATAAAATACAGAATTGGAGGTGGTAAAGACACGAATTTAGGTGTCAATGTCATTACAAGTGTAGATAATGTGGAATTTAATGTAAGCGGTCCGTTGACCAATGTAAATAATCAAGTAGTACAATCATTGAGGGTTACTAATGTAACTCCCGCTGTTGGTGGAGCTGATCAACCAACAATTGAAGAAATTAGAAATATGGTTGGATATAACTTTTCAGCACAAAATAGAGCGGTTACACTTAACGATTATAAGTCATTAATAGAAACAATGCCATCAACATACGGAGCACCTGCAAAGGTTAATGTGATGGAGGAAGATAACAAAATCAGAATTAAATTACTTTCATATAATAGTGATGGTAGTTTAACTGACACAGTCTCAACAACATTAAAGAATAATATCTTAAATTATTTATCTAACTATAGAATGATAAATGATTATTTGGATATTGTTAGTGGTGAAGTAATAGATTTAGGTTTAGAAATTGATTTAGTTATTGATAAAAACACAACACAAACTGATGTTTTAAAAGACGTAATAGAATCGGCAACAAACTACTTCACAATTGAAGGTAGAAAGATGGGTGATCCATTATTTGTTGGTGAATTAAAGAAGACCGTTGGGGATGTTGTGGGTGTTGTTAATGTTGTTGACCTTAGAGTCTTCGGTAAAACAGAAGGTGAATATTCAATGGCAGAAGTATCTCAGGGGTATGTTAGTGAAGCAACTAAGGAGATACAACAATCAGATTCAACCATCTACATGAAAAATAACCAAATTTTTCAAATTAGGTTCCCTAAGAAAGATATTAAAGTAAGAATAAAAACTCTCTCTTCCACTACATTTTAATTAACTTTTTGTGTATTATTATTATAATGGGAAAATAGGTTGTAATCTATTTATATTATATGATACAAAAACACAGAATACTAACCGAGATAGGTCAGGATCAAAAATTGACTGTTGAATTAAAACAGGACTATGATCTTTTAGAAATCCTTTCTCTGAAATTTACACAACAAGATGTTTACGCTTCGCTTTGTGCGGACTATGGTGTTGTTGCGGGACGTATTTCTGTTAATGATGGTTATGGTGTTGCAAATGCAAGGGTTTCAATCTTTATACCACTAAGTGATGAGGATAGTGATGACCCGATTATAAGTGCATTGTATCCGTATACTTCAACATCCGAAACAAATGACGATGGATATAAGTATAATTTACTACCATCGAGAAAACAACACACGGGACATACACCTACAGGTACATTTCCCGATCAAGAAGATATCTTGGGGAGAGAAGAAGTGTTGGAGGTTTATGACAAATATTACAAATACACGGTAAAGACAAACGATTCGGGTGATTTCATGATATGGGGTGTTCCTGTCGGTCAACAAGTAATCCATGTGGATGTTGACATGTCCGATATGGGATGTCAATCACTTGTCCCTTACGATTTCATATACGAGGGAGTATCTGAACAAAAATTTGAAAACGGATATACCTTCATGAAATCCAATAACCTTGCGGGGTTACCACAGATTACAACATTTGAAAAAACCATTGAAATTTATCCTTTTTGGGGTAATGAAGATTTATGTGAGATTGGTATTACAAGAACTGATTTTGATTTAAAAGAACAAGGAATCCGTATTGAACCATATTCCATTATGATGGGTGGTTCATTTACTGATGGTGGTAAAGACTCTATAAGGGTTAAGTGTAATGTTGACAACCAAATGGGTGAAAAATGTTCACTTATAACTGGTGAGGGTAATATCGAAGCGATACGATTTACTGGTGAGTATGATAAAAATGTGGATGGGACTTTAAATTATCGTAGACCACATCTTGAAGCGGTACAATTAGACTCCGAAATAGATGAAAATGGTAACTTCTTTTTTAGGGTACCAATGAATATGAGATATGTCATCACTAATGAATTTGGTGAGACCGTAACAACAAAAGACCGTAATAAAGGTATTGCAACAAGATCCACTTATCGATTCAGATTATCATTACAAAATGATAATGGTCAAAAGAAACAGTACAGGGGTAAATATTTGGTACCACAAATTAAAGAATATCAGTTAGGTACTAATATCAATCCAAAATCATATGCATTTTCAGATAAAATTGATGATTATCCGACTGAGGCACTTGATGATATAGGTGGTGTTAATAATGCCGATGGATTCTCAAACGATTATTTTTATTCATTTAGATATAATAGGATTTATACAGTTTCCTCATTCATTAATCAATACCACAATAAATCTTGGGGAGAAAGGACATTTCCGTTCTTTGTGAAAGATAGAAATGAATCTTTCATTGGAATTAAAGAAATACAACCTTCTATCGAAGAAGATTGTGCGAATAATAATGAGTACTTTCCAATTACAGATGCGGTTAGAAACCATAAGTTTAAGTTTCTTATAATAATCATATTAAATTTCTTAGAGAGGATATATTTGGTTGTTACTCAGTTTGCAATTGATTTTATTGTTGAATTCTTATTCGACTTGAGTGAGGCTTTATATAGTTTCTATCTTGGTTGGCCATTTAAATGGAGACCGTTTGAAGGTATTTCAAATAGGATAGCACAATTTGCAAGATCTATACAAATAACCACTCTAAGAAGGTTGAGTTTAATTAATTACCCTGATTGTTATGAATGTACTTTAGACCCTAACTCTGGTGAAGCAAGTGGTACGGGTGGGTCTTTTACTTATAGTTTTGAAACACCAGACCCACCTAATAATCTCGCGGATGCCACTATAGGACTTACGTCTGTTCAAACAAACGTCACTTCTTCACATTCTTTTGATCCAAACAGTTCGGATCCCTTAATTAATACTGATTTAACAGTGACAATTAGTGGTGGTAGTATAATAAAAAATTATATAATAAAATACACTTTAACTGCCGTGGTAATGGGGACTGATAATGATGGAAATCCGATAACCATAACACCGGCAACTTATGGGTATGCTTGGGTTGGGTATGGGTCCACATATGAAGGACTAAACCAAGGTGGTCCTCAATCTACGATTACTTTTCTTGGTCTTGCATCAAAAATACATAATGATGTCTATGGTGCTCAAGGTGCGGATACACAATCGACTTTACCACTATCCTATCCGAATACAGCACTTTCAAGCGCAAACAACATCACCATTCACACCATTTACTTTCTTTCGGAATTGGTAACGACTGAGAATCCACCTGATTTGTCGGAGAGTGGTTGTGAAAAATACGATACAATTTACGATGCTGATGGTGATATGAATCTAAGGGCACTTTTAAATAACTCACAAGGAACACAGGATTATGCTTATTGGGAACAACATCCAAGTATAGGTACTTTCCCTTATCCTGATATCTTTATTGACACTGAGGACCCATGTAACTACACATTACCAGTAAACGATATTGTAGCTTCTGTAAGTGCATATGCGGATGAAACGACTGGTTATATGGGTAAACGAGATAGGAGACTTGCATTAAAAGCGGGGTGGACCTCAAATAGTGGAGATCAAGACGGTACTGCATCTGGTCACTCAGAATTTAGAGATGGGGTATATAGTTTAGTTGCGGCTGCGGGTAAAAATAGGGCATTAATTTTAAACTATTCACGAAGAAAATTACTTGGTAAACTTATGTGTGCAGGAGTAACATCTTATATGTTTACTAATAGTTGGTTAAATGGTTCACTTTACTTTTTCCAATTCAGAAGAAGAAAGGGTGGAAATAATGCAAAATATTGTAAAGATGTAATATTCCGTAATGTAGATGACAATGGTGTCCATTACTATTATAGGTCAACACCACATGATGGTACTAATTTCATTGGTGGTACAAATGAAGAAATTGGTCAGTTTAATCCTGAAATATTATTTCCAACAACGATTATGGATTTAGGTCCAAGAAATATGTTTATTAAAGAGATATGTGTAGACCCTGAATTAGATGTGAATTGTTCGGTTTCTAAAAGTATCGGGAATACATCATATCAAGATATTAATGATCTTATGGAATGGGTAATATCATCTAAAGAGGTTAAAGAACAAGGTAAACTTCACGTGAAGGATCTTTTTGATAAAAGAGGTGGGGGTTCGATGGATGGTGATATTGTACAACTATTAAATTTTAATTCACAACTTGGAATATATGGGTATGACGATGAGGATCCTGAGAGTCCTTATTTTCCTATAAACGGTGCGGAATATTTTGACGGTGCAGGACCACTAAGCAAAAATTTTGTTTTTTCTGAGGATGACGAAGACACCTCAATCATTGAAAAAGATGGTACACTACTTAGATTATGTATTAACTCTGCGGGTAATCTAACCGAAACAGCACAAGAGGTTCCGTATTATAGATGGGATAAAAAAGGTTATGGTTTTGGTGGTGTAGGTACTACTGATACAGAATCTCAGAATTGGCATAGAGATAATATTTATTCAACAAAATATCAAGGAGGGTGGGATTATGTTGGATTAATGACTACCCCTGACCCATTTGGTGGTGCATCTGCGGACCCAACGGTTGAAATTAGTAGTTATTACTACGACGGTTCACTGTTACCACCAATACGAGAATGTGATAATGACAACTATGCGGATACGAAAATCCCAATCGGTGGACCATTCTTCTTCTATTTTGGTTTAAGAACAGGAAAAACTGCGTGGAATAAGTTTATACAAAAATTTGGACCATTATGATAAAAAAGAAAATAGTGCACCCAACTGAAAGATATAGTGGATCTGATGCAGAAAACTTAAATATTAAAATTGGTCTTGAAAGAGACGAACAGTTATTACGTGAAGGTGATAGAACTATAATTCTTGATATTGCGGAGTTATATAAAAAAGAAAGAAACGAAAGTACTAAATACAAAATATTTGGTAAAACCAAAATGATCTTTCGTAACCTTTATAGTGGTGTAACTGATTACGTTCCACTTAAAAATAGTTTATACGATTTAGGTGATGGATTAGATGGTGATTGGACGGGTTATTTACCCTATGACGAATTTGCGTTTATAAGGAGAGATACGGTTAGAGAAGTCGCGACCGCAACAGGATCCACAATTGGACAATTCAACCAAACAATATCATTAACGGGGACAACTGACCATACAACAATAACTGTGTTGGATTCGTCTACGTGGAATTGGAACTACCATGTGAGTTATGTTTATGATCATGATAGTACTTACCCAATGAAATACACCCTATCTGGTAACACAACGTACGACTTCACTGCTGAATCAGGAGTACCATTTAGAGTTGAGGTTTTCGATACCTCATACCAATTAATAAGTCCTATAAAACATAATATGTCTTTAGGTGAACATATTGTTCTTTCGGGAACAACATTAACAAACGTAAATAAATCTGACAGGGTTTTTAATATTACTTCTGTTGGAGATAATAACTATGAATCTGAATTATATGTTATAAACATATCAAAATCAGAATTCACTACGAGTCAAATTACAATTATGGATTCTATTGGTGTTGTTTTCGGACAACGATGTTTAGATAGAACTAACATTATACAAACCACATCAAAATATTACGTACACAAACATAAGACAATAACTACCGTGGATGATTGTATTATTGATAATTGTGGGTTTGAGACACCGATTTTTGAAATTGAAAGGAAATTACAATTTGAAACTGCGGATCAAAGAAATGATGTTTATATCGAACAGAATAGACCTGAATCGGTATTGTATCATTTTAAAAATGCAATAGATATTAAAGGATTAAGAAATAACCTTAATTATACACCAACTGAGGTATATCTGACAACTACATTCAGAAATAGAAATGGGTATTTTAATTACCCACCAAGAAACGGATGGAAGTTTAATTTTCATAATAGTTGGGTGGATGAACAATTTGATGACTCGTTTTCGGGTTCTGATACGAATTTACCATTTACATCTGTCAGTAGTAGTGGTTTCACCTTCAAACAGGGTGATGAGTTACCTGTGGGAACTGTATTAGATGGTGCATTTGTCGAATATAACGAACAAGATTTTAAGGAAACAATACTAAGTGAGGGGTTTCATAAAATATCTTCGGATGTCCTCATTTTTAATCACGGTCAGTCATCCTTGAAGGGTACTTTCGCGGGACTTAGTCAAACTAATCCGAGTGGGTTAATCTACCAACCACACCACAGAATAAAACTAAGGGAATTATCACCTTATGTTGAGACTGCGAATACAAATAACATTCATAATTTACCTGAAAATGTAATATATGATGAACTAAATGGTGTGTGGAAATGGAGAGATTTATACGATCATGGGTATGTTGATCCTGACAATTTTGGAACAAATCACCCTTTTACCAACGGCCAACACTACGTCCATAGCGACATAAACTTTTTGTTTAGAAATGAAGAACGATTCCTTAATAAGGGAGTTGGGATTAAAAACTTTACAAGTGATGATGATGACTGTTAAATGAAATTAAGAAACGAAAACGGAGATAAGAAATTGGTTATAGGGACTAATCAGAATTTCAGAACTGATGCGGGTTGGGATGAATCATTCCAAACGTACGAAAGGGAGGTTTTAGAGGACATAATTAATCCTGTGGAGAATTATGAGACGTGTAGGTATATTCATAAACCATACACCTCTAATGGTATTCAACAGAGTGATATTTGGTTTTACTTCTATTTCAAAAAACTAAACTCATATACACTTGGGTTAGATTATAATATTGTGGGTATTGAACAGACAGATCAAAACGTGATAGATTTAAAAAATAGTTTCTTTAAGTTAGAATTCTATAAAACACCTGACAATGATCCACCTAATAGACAAAATAGAAGATTGGTTTTTTCTAAAATGTTGAATCCAATGGTTGGAGAAGAGGTCACACTAACTTCAGGTCAAGAAATAAAAGTTCCTGTCTTTAATGGGTCACCATTTAAGAATAAAGAAAATATGTATCTCTTTTGGTTTGAAGATGACACCGTACTTGAGGAGACACTTTTAACGGGTGGTACGTTTTATATGACGGCTAAATTTCATAATGCATTTAACGGAGAACGTTCACAATTCACAAATAACGCAATTAGTGATCTTTCAATACCCGTAGAAGAGGAAGATTTATATTATATAGTTGAGATGGATAAGAGTAATGCTCCGACATATAACTACATGATATCTGAATATGATAGTGTAAACAACGTCGCGGGTACTCGAATTGGTACGTCAGCATCACCAATTAATTTTTACGAAATGAAAGACACAACACCTTAATTATGGAAAACAATCGATACACATTAAGATTAAAATCAATACAGACAGGATCGTTAACATCATTAACTGATCAAACATGGTACGACCCAAATGATAATGTCATTCCATGGTCAGGATCCAACGGGGTTTATATTGGTCCTGAAGTAAACGAAGTTGTTTACAATTCAGGAAGTCTTAGTGAAGGATATTACAAATGGGGTGGAACATCATGGAGCACAATCACAAGAGAACAAGCATATGACACTTACGACCTTCCTGTTTATTTAGAATCTATGGCAGATGAAATGGGTGGAATGGTCGGTTTTGATGGTGACATTCAACAGGTTGAATTATTATGTAATTTTAATTATACAATAACAGGTGGAAATACTGTTAGGTTATATAACTCAATTGATCGGGACAGTTTAAAGATAATAGTAAACGAAACGTTTGATGTTGATTGGGGAGATGGTAATACCGATACGATTAATGTTGGTACAGGCAATAACCTCGCATTTTTACAACACACTTTTAGTGCTGTTGGGACTTATAATGTCTCAATTTCATTAAATAATGTGTGGGCAAATAAAAAAACAACAAAAAAGATTACAGTACCCAAAAATATTTCTGTGAGTAATCCGAACGGAACTTTTGGTCCTTTTACAATTCCTTACAAATCAATCACAACTAATCAAAATTATATTAATGATCTTGATATAACTGATAATGATTCAGACGCAACATTATATTTTGCGGGGATGGGTAGAAGTAGAATATCAGAATTAAAAAAATATGGACAAAACACCTATAACGGTGTGACAACGGGTACTGACAGTGCTGGTTTAACATATTCAGGTTACACTATTGATAACCTAACATATAGAGATTACGACGATGGTCATACGACAATAACAGGTACAACGACATCATTTGAACAAGAAGAAGTGTTCAATAAAATGTTAACCAGAAACGAACATTTCATCGGATTTATTGATGAACCGTCTATTTATTCAGACGTGTTTGTTGAGCGTGGAAAGCAAGGAGTGTTGGAAATGAATCTAAGGTTAGGTGAATTAGACAACGTTGGAGAAATATCTGTTTACGGAAATGGGTTTTTTAATGTAAAAAAACAATAGAATTATATTTATTAATTAAAAGAATATGGCAGTAGGTAGTTATGGCACAATTAGACCGGCAGATGTATCACCATCCGATGTGGAAATTTTCTTCCACTATGTATCGGGTAGGACCTCTACGGCTCCAGTGCAATTTAAAAAATTAAATTCGGAGGATGTCCTAACACCTGTATATCATAATTCAGATACTACGGATAGTCCTAATGCACCTGATACTGAGATATTAGGTGGTTTATACAATCTTAAATTAAGTTCGTCTGATTTCGATGAGTTAGGTGTGTACACGTTACATATTAGACCCAAACAAATTAGAACAAGTATCACTGACTGTGGGATCTTAGCGTCCTTACCATCAGTGAGAGGGATTATTGTAGATCTAAGTAATGTTCCATCAGGGGACAGAAATAAATTCACACCTCAAGGATTAACTGGGTATAGAATAGAATATTTAAACGATGATGGATCAAAAATACCTAATTTTTATAGGGTAGTTACATCTTCATTCTATTGTACACCAATAGTATCAAATTTAACAAGTACATCACAGAAGGCTATTAGATATCAATATACCGACTCGATTACTAATCTTTTGTATCTAACAGTGACACCATCTTCAGCACCGACAAACAGACCGAATACGGTTCCGTTTATTGGTGAACCATCACAGAATATTATTTTCACAAATACATTCTTCAACCCAACAACGATTGAGGTTGATATGGTTGAACATGATGACACTACGTTAGCATACGCACTTTACGGTAATCAGTCTAAATCAGTTTCTGATGGTATATACACCATCTATGATAAATCCGATAACATCTACAAACAGTTTAACTTATTTGAAGTTAAAGATGAGTTTAACGAAACGTTATATGAAATCAGAGAAGAGAGAGATGAAATTGATGACACTAAAAATTTTGATGATATCCAAGAATAATGGCGAAAAGAAAAGTTCCAAGTCAAGCGGCGAGTGGGAGGGAAACCTTTAATGACAACTTGGTCGGTAATCAAATTACCGATGGTACAAGTCAGCTGACCTCTGCGAACTTTGCATTGGATAAAAGTATTCCCCAAAGGGATAAAAAATCATTCCAATCTAAACCATTTTCTGAATACCTCACATTTGAGGACATTAAAGAAGAGGAACCAATTGAAAGTGGTGTCTCTACAATTACAACTAAAAGAAGAAAGGATAAGGTAACCTTTAGAAAATCTAATGAAGATGGTGGTAAATCTTTATTTGGTTCACTAAAACAAAGATTACAGGTATCCGTATCAAGAATCATTGGTAAGTTTCCAGCTGGAATTTATATTGATAAAGAAACCCCAACGGCATCTACGTTATTTACCGCGTTAAATTCTACATATAATAAGAAAACCAATGTAACTTCATTTCAGATTGAAAATAGTAAAATATTCAATCCGTTAGATGTTATTCTTGAAAAACCAAAGAGTAATACATTACCTGAGACAACGAACACTATTAAGAATTTTTACGATTCTTTTAAGAGATATGAATTAGAAGTAAATTCGATTTCATATCAGGTTATAAGTTATACTGAGGTTAATTTAAGTGGGTTAGTAAGTCTAACGGTAAAAGGGTCTCCATTTGGTGGGGCATCAACATATGACGATAGTTTTTTAATAAGACCGAACAATAGTGTTGTTGAAGAATTTTTTGAAGGGTTAGATGACTTAGAATCGGTTTTATTAAATCGTGAATCTAAAATAAAATACACCGCAAAGTTCAGAGCACCTGAAGATAGTTTCGATGGTTCAAAAACAGAACTAAAAACTAATGAGATTTCGTGGCCACTATATAGGGATAAATGGAATTTAAAGATATCGGGAAGTGCATACATAAATTATGTTGAAGAGTTAAGTATACTCGGTGAACGTATTGATAATTACAAATCGAATGTAGTTTCAAGATTTTTAACGACCGCATCATTATACGAATTTGATACTGAGGATAGAAGATTTGACTCGGCAACTCAGTTACTTGGTCATAGTTTTGATCAGGTTAAGAAGTTTATTGATAATATCGCTTACATGAGAAATGTGAGTTATGATCGTATTAATAACCTACCTGACGTACTTTTAAAAAACTTATCCAACACACTTGGTTTAGACACTTTAAACCTATTTGACGAAAAGAATCTACAGGATTCACTTTACACAAGAGTTGACAGTCAGTACGATGGTGTTGGTGTTGGAATGAATATGGTGGAAGCAGAGACTGAGTTTTACAGAAGACTTGTCATCAACCTTTCACACATTTACAAATCAAAAGGTACAAGGAAAGCAATTGAATTCTTTTTAAGATTTATTGGTGCACCTGAACCGTTGATTAATATTAACGAATATGTTTACCGTTACGATCAAGTAAAAAAGACAACGAGTGACATTGATAGTGATGTTTATGACCTTATTCAAGGTGATAAAACCTTTAAAGTGGGATCATTATCAACAACAGGTTTTAGTTACAATAGTGTAACTACCACAGGTTCCACACTTTATAGTGAGGGTGAATACCCTGTAAGTCTTGTGTCGGGTAAATCACAATATGGGGATATAAAGGGTATAGAAAGTGAAAAACAAGACACATTCTTCCAAAAAGGTGCTGGATGGTATGATATAACATTAGACCACAGATCATCAACTGAGTTAGATACTGAGAATTCAAACTTGACTTTGAACCCTAAAGTTATAAAGACTAAAAACAAAGATTTCACCTATGGTGAGGACTATTTTGACCTATATAGACAGTTTTCGGGGTTAGATTACGGTTATGAATTACATAACACGGTTGACAATGATAAGACAGAAGTTTTAGAAGATGAAGATTCAAGAATCCTTAACAGAAAAAATATTCAAATCTATCTTTCATCGTCACAAGGTGTTGATAATGACATATACAGACAAAGTAGAGAATTAAAAGTGTCGTTTGGTCGTGCAACGTTAGAACCACAGACAGGATTCACGTTTGCTGAGTACACTGAACACGTTTTAAACGAACAAATACGTAACACACACATAATTCGATATAAAAAGAATTATATACAGTTAGAAGACATATATGAGGGTTACCTATCAAAGGTGTCCAATCCATATAGTTTACCTACTGTTAGTGAATTTATAAACCGAATGAGTCCTTATTGGACACAAGTGATTGAACAATTTGTTCCTGCCACAACACTATGGACTGGTGGTAATATCATTGAAAACGGTAGAATTGGAAGATCTAAGTTTGAATATGAGAAACCATGTTTACCAAATGAGTTTACACAAAACCTTTTTCCTAAGTTTGAGGATGTAATTGAAGAAGATTTAGAAACAATTTTAGGTGACCATGATAATTTCAGGGGACTTACAGTTGTAAGTGGTGTGACTTACACACTTCATATTGACTTTAATGGGTTGACATTTACTGGTGATACTGATATTGTCATTAGTGGTGAGACACAAACAGTAACTGGTTCAACATGTGATGAAATACTTGTTAATCATAATCATGCGGGGTTATTCGATCCATACACAATAACATCTGAATGTACTGACATTGAAAATGTATACTTTGATAATGATAATTGTGCTCAAACTGTTGAGTTTCTTGAATTTTCAGGGATAACAACATTAACACAAGAATCAGTGACAAGTGGAGGTACCCAATTTGATAAAACGGTACACTTACCACTATTATGTGATTTTAAATGTTATTTAGAACCACAATTGGAGATTTTAGAATGTCTTTGGATTGACGAAATAAAAGATATTATTGATAATCAAATCAATAAGACATATTATAAGAAAACAAAATACACTGGTCATGGTGGGTTAATTAACAACCATGCTGGATGGGAAGAATTTAAAGTAAGTGGTAATACATCAATATCTACGGCATTCACAAACGAACTAAGTGATACAACTGATGATGTTAGTGGTGTTGCGAAAGTGACTGAAACATATGATTATGAATACGCACCTTTATTAGATTATAGAATTTTTACAGATACGGATGGTATTCAAAAAATTGCAATTGTACCCTACGTTTATAATTTACAATTATATAGTGCAACGGGATCACCTTATGTGACATATACACCTGTTGATTTTGATTGTTTAGATCCGAGTACGTTTGATTTCTATTTTGATTCGGTTTACTTAACAGGTACAACAAAATGTGACCCTAAAGTTAAGGTATATGGTGATGGTACAATGTATACATTACCTGAAGATCCTGACGAATGTGTGTTAGTGTCAGACGTTTATTTTGAGGTATCAGGTATAACATTTGGAAATGAAGATACTGTTGATAATGGTGATGTGTGTGATACATGTCCACCATACAATACTGATTGGCCGGTTAACATATTCATTAATTGTCTTGGTGATTACAATGAGGGTATTTCAGAACCACCATCTTATGTGGTTGATTATGTGTCGGGTTGTACATTTATAGTAAAAAATGTAAGAGAACATGATGTCATTGATATATCAATCACCGACGCAGCAAACTGTGATCAAAAAGTAAGAATTGAGGGGTTACAACAAAAATTAGAATGGGATCCAATTAATGATACGGTTACAGAACCAAAAAGTCATTATGTTGAATATTCTGTAGAATCTTTTTTACCTGGTGAATTACCAGAAAATGGTAATGTGGCAATAGAGACTCTAAGTGGTATAACATATTGTGATAATTACCTTGGATATACTATACATCCTAAGGTACAGTATCGACCAACATTTGATTATGGAATAAAACAAGATAGTACAGTTTTAAAAATTGTAGACAATGCGGTGGTTATATCATCAACCACAACATGGGAAGATATACAGACATTAATTAATGGTAATAATATAGTACGAATCAAGGCTCAAGAAGTGAATGATGGTGATAGATTGTTGTCGGGTGAATATTTGTCATGTCCGTTTGGTTCTGAAGATTTTAGAGACTCAGTTTTAAATGGATTCTCATTTGGTCAGAACTACACTGAAGTTACTGTAGATAATATTGATTGTTTGGGGACTACTAAAATGAACGTCATTAATGATCGTTTTAGAATCCTACCAAATACAAAGGTGAGGGTATTAACTAAAGTGAGTGGTTTGTGGGAATTTACAGAAAAATACCCTGAAGATTTATTTGTTAGACCTTTAGAACAAGGTGTTGACCCATGTTGTACATATGATAAGGATTACTTCATAAAAGGTGATTATCTTATTAATGAATTTGGTTTCCCAATTGAAGTTACGAGTTTAGATTTAGAATATTGTGAACGTGAATTATTTTATCACTTAACAATGACACAAGTGTCTGAAGTGGCATATCCACAGGTTATTTTATATAACGGAGATGATGACGACTGTATTTTAGTTCACTATCCACAACAAACATTTGAGGATTTATCATTAAGTGCTCAACAATATTTCCAAGACCAATTAGATTGTGCTGTTATACCTTCAATTGAAGATTTAAATCGACCAATTTATACTGAGGATTGTAATGACATACCTACACCCACACCAGGACCAACACAACCACCAACTGCAACACCGGCACCAACACCAAGTGTGACCGCAAGTCCAACCCCATCTCCTACACCGAGCCCATCACCAAGTCCTTCACCAAGTGTGACTGCAAGTCCGACACCATCACCATCACCTTCAAGTAGTCCGACACCATCACCAAGTCCTTCACCAAGTGTGACTGCAAGTCCTACACCGTCACCATCACCTTCGGCAACACCGAACTGTGATTTCGACGTGGATATAGATATACCGAACTGTGATTTCGACGTGGATATAGATATTGCGGGACCAACTGCGACTCCAACACCATCTCCAACTCCAACAGTTACAGAAAATTGTGACTTTGATGTTGATATAAACATTGCGACTCCGACCCCTTCACCAAGTGTGACTGCAAGTCCTACACCAACGATAAATTGTGATTTCGACGTGGACGTTGATATTGCTACACCAACTCCTACGCCAAGCCCATCTCCAACTCCAACAGTTACAGAAAATTGTGATTTCGACGTGGACGTTGATATTGCAACTCCAACTCCTACGCCAAGCCCGAGTCCTACACCAACAGTTACAGAAAATTGTGACTTTGATGTTGATATAAACATTGCAACTCCAACTCCTTCACCGTCTGCATCACCTACACCAACAGTTACCGCTAATTGTGATTTTGATGTTGACGTAGATATTGCAACTCCTACACCAACACCATCACCATCACCTACACCAACAGTTACAGAAAATTGTGATTTCGATGTTGATATTAACATTGCGACTCCAACACCCGCACCTTCAAGTAGTCCTACACCATCACCGAGCCCAAGTCCGAGTCCATCTCCATCACCAAGTCCAAGTGTAACGGCAAGTCCTACACCAACGGTTAATTGTGATTTCGATGTTGATATAGATATTGCTACCCCAACTCCTACACCAAGCCCGAGTCCTAC